CCTAGTAGTACGCGAAAACGTTTCAATGACATTACGGAGAGAAGCCTGCGCTTGAATAGTAAGAAAATCAGCTTCATCCAAAATGACCACTTTAAGTGGTTTAAAACTAGCTGATGACGCAAATCCTGAAACTTTATCTCTAATCGTTTCAATACCACGTTCATCTGAGGCATTAATATAAAGATGCTCACAATCAAGGTTTTTAACAATAAGTTTAGCAAGAGTTGTTTTTCCCGTTCCGGCAGGTCCATAAAATATTAGATTTTGAATATCATTCTGACCTAGATATTGTTTAATACTTTTTTTAATATGATCATTTCCTACATAATTTTCTAAATTAATAGGACGATACTTTTCTACTAATAAACTGTGATTCTTATTCATACGTAAATATAATAACTTTTATTTAAATAACCAAATTTAAACCCCTTGTCTAAATTCCCCATACATGCTATACATTTTTGGAGTTTCTTTTTTAACATCTACTGAGGATGTTTGAATCGCATATAATTTACTATCTATAGGATCTAGTCTAAAAGCTCCATTAAAGTTAGTTTGGTGGAAAAATGCCTCTAAAGCATCTGTTAGTGTCTTGAATACTTCTTTTTTAGGATCACCTACGAGTGACCACCTGTCTCCAGGTGGTACTCTTAAGGCAATCAGCTCATTGTGTTCAACAATTTTCTTTTCCATTACATCATTTGCATTTGTGGTTGAGGATCATTCTGTTCAGGATGGTCTACAACTACACATTCTGTTAATAATATAGTTCCAGCTACTGAAGCTGCATTAGCAAGTGCTGTGCAAGTTACTTTAGTTGGATCAATAATACCATCTTCTCTCATATCAACAATATCTTCTTTTTTAAGATTATACCCTGCCCAATAATCATTGCCAGATTCACATAACCTATTTGCTAACATTTCAGCTTGGGTGGTTTCATATCCTGCATTTGATAAGATTTGAACAAATGGTTTTCTACATGCTTTTTTTACAATATTATAACCTAAAGAATGTGTATCCAACCCATTTGAACTATATAATAAAGCTGCTCCACCACCTGGGACAATTCCACTTTCTAATGCTGCTTTTGTTGCATGTAAGGCATCATCAACTCTATCTTTCTTTTCTCCAATTTCTACTTCAGTATAACCACCTACATGAATAATAGAAACACCACCAATCATTTTAGCTAAACGATTTTGAAGATGTTCAACAATATAAGGAGTATCTTCTTTATCAATTTGAGATTGAAGATCTGATACTCTAGTATTAATATCATCTTCTGAACCTTTACCATCTACAATAGTTGTTTGTTCTTTAGTAATGGTAACTGTTCTTGCTTCACCAAACCAATCATAAGAAAATTTATCAAATTTCATACCTTTATCTTTATCAAATACGGTACCACCTGTTAAAGCAGCTATATCTTCAAGAAGCAATTTTTTTCTATCTCCAAAATCAGGAGCTTTAACAGCTGCTACTTTAAGAATACCTCTTGCTTTGTTTACAATAAGAGTAGCTAAAGCTTCACCATCAATATCATCAGCAATAATAAGTAAAGATTTACCAGCATTTGAAACACCTTCTAAAACCGGAAGTAGTTCTTTTACTTTAGTAAACTTATGATCTGCAATTAAAATATAAGGATCTTCTAAAGTACAACTCATATCAGAATTATTTGTAACAAAGAAATGTGATTTGTATCCTCTATCAAATTGCATACCCTCAACAGTTTCAAGATATGTTTCTCCAGATTTACTTTCTTCAATATGAACTACACCTTCTCTACCTACTTTATCTATGGCAGTAGCAATTAATTTACCTACTTCAACATCATTATTAGCTGATATAGTTGCTATTTGTTGTAATTGTTCTTCAGATGAAATTTCTTTACTAATATTACTTTTAATAGTACTAATAACCTCCTGGACTGCACTATCAATTTGTCTTTTTATTTCAACAGCATTTTCACCATTGTTTAAATGTTTAAGACCTTCTCTAATTAATTCACGGGCTAGTAAGGTAGAAGTTGTTGTACCATCTCCTGCTTTATCAGCTGTTTTAATAGCAGCTTGTTTTACCATTTGTGCTCCTAAATTCTTAACTAAACCATTTACAGTAATGTTTTTAGCTACGGTTACACCATCTTTAGTATGGGTTGGTTTAGTAAGGTTATCATAACCTGATTGGTCAATTAATACATTCCTACCATTAGGACCTAATGTGCAAACTACAGCATCAGCTAATGTATTAATTCCTTCCATCAATTCAGCCCTAGCTTCAGGACCAAAATGAACTTCTTTTTTAAAATCTACTGGCATTTTTCTGTTTTTATTTATTAATTTTTGCTAAAATTTGATTTTCAGGTCCTACCCAATATTCTTCATTCTCATGTGGTAATTTAGTAAAACCTTGAGTTGGGAGAACAACTATATCTCCTACTTTACTAATAGTTTTAACAAATTGACCCATAAGAGTTGATTGTCCCGGACCTACGGAAATAATTTCTCCTATTTGATTTTTATCATTACCCATATCAGGTACAATAATATTACCATGTTGTGCTTCTTCTGCCTCTATTGGTTTAACAATAACTGCATTAAATAATGCTTCTAATTTCATAATCCTTTGTAATTTTGTAATTTTTTTAATTCTGTTAATAATTCTTCCCACCTTTCAACATACTCCTTAATGCTAGCATAATGTGATTTTTCATTGTTTAGTTTTTCCTTTGCTATTTTTTGTAGAGCTGCTCCAAAAGAACTGTAATGACCTTGGGGTTTTTCATAAACCTCTCCGGCTTCACCTTCTTTTAAAACTGTTCCTGCTCTAGTCTTTTTAGGAGCTACTGATTCATATACTGTGTAACAGTAAGTGTCTTTCCCTATAAAATAGGGTTCTAATAGTGGATCTGTGATTCTTGCCATATAACTTTATTATTATTATTTACCATAATATACGAAACCTAATTAAATAAACCAACCTAAAGGGCGCTTTTAGTTACTTAATTTTAATTGTTTTTGCTTTTTTAGATTCTGCAATTGGGATGAATAGATGTAACAAACCATCTTTCATTTCTGCTGTTAAATTCTCAAGTTCGAATTTAGCTGCTACTTTATAACCTAAGTTAAAAGATCGTTTAGCTAATCCTTTATAGATGTAGCCACTATAATCAAACTCATCGTCATTAGGTTTATCATAAATAATTTTTAGAAGATCTCCATCAACTTCTAGTTGAATGTCCTTTTTAGTTAGACCAGTACAAGCAACTTCAAAATGAAGTCCTTCATCGTCATAAAAAATATCTAGTGGGTGTGGTTGTTTGTTTTCAAACGTTGTGGGTTGGAAAACGCCGTCTGCCTTGAATAGGTTACGGAATAGTAAGTCGAACGGTGTACGCTCATTGAATAATGTACTCATATCATTTAGTTTTGTGAGGCCGAAGCTCTCGGGTTTAATAAAAATAAAACGTGCGCCCTTAGGTCAATTTATTATACATATATTAAAATTCAGTTTCTGCTTTTCTTACCATAAAGTAATTAGATGAAATTCCTTCTAAATTAAAATCTAATCTCATTAATCCCATACTACTTAATAGTAACTTACCACCCCCCATATCTTTATTAGCTTGGAGAATAGTTTTAAATGTATCAGAATTAAATGGTAGTTTTATATTTGTTTCCTTAATATCTCCTGATACTTGGTAGGTAATTTTATTATTATGTCCTGATTCATCACCAAAAACAAATTCAACAACATTCTCATTATCTAAATTAGTTGTTGTGGTTACTAACATATTATCAATTTGTACTAATGCACTTTTAGCTTTAATAATATTGTCAACATCTTCTTGAGTTAAATCCAATTCTACAACCCACTCAGCTTCATTAACTTCACCTACTTTATTAATTAATAGAGGGTCTGATAAAGCATAATTAAGATTAAAATTAAGATCTGATATTTTTAATTTAGTATAAATGGATCCATTTTTTTCTAATTCAAGAAGCAAATCCCCATTACAAATACTAATTAAACTGTTAAGTTTTTTAGTATCATATATTGCTAATTTACAGTCTTCTAATTTAAAATCATCACATATAACACTTCCTATAACATCTTTTGTAGGAGTCATAAAATCAATATTTAAGGCATTATCCTTAATTACCCATTTTACAGATTCATTGGTTCCAAGGTAATACTTGTTAATAATCGATTGTATTGTTAATTTATTTATCATTTTTTAGTGTAAACTTTATTATTAATTACTAAGATATCTACTATTTTGTTGTCCAAATGTACGAAAGCTTCTTTGGGGTGACAAACTATAGGCTCACCATGCACATTAAAGCTTGTATTTAATAAAACTGGTATTCCCGTTACTGACCAAAATTGGTTTATTAGTTTATAAAATTTAGGATTACTTTTATCTGTTACTATTTGGATTCTAGCTGTTTTATCTATTGGGTGGACTACTGCTGGGATTTTATCATACCATTCCTTTTTAGTATCATATAACATAGTCATAAATTCAGCTGTATATTTTGATTTTTTAACATCAAATACTTCATCTACATGATTATCAATTACAACGGGTGCAAAGGGCATACGATCATTTCTTTGTAACCTATTATTTATTTTTTTATAAATTCCAGGAATGCTAGGATCTGCAATTATACTTCTATTACATAATGCTCTTGGACCATGTTCATACCTACCATTAAACCAACCTACTATATTGCCATCTCTTAAATCATAAGCTAATTCTTGTTCATTATAAGGTCTTACATTATATTTAGTTTTGTCTACCTCAAAATCACTATCTTTATAAGATGTACCTAAAAATATATTATCTAATTTAAAGGGTTTAAAGCTTGGGTTTATTAATTTATGTACTGATAAAGTTGCTCCTAGAGGTATTCCTTCATCTCCCATTGGGGGAGCAATAAATACTTCATCAACCCATTCTAATTCATTGATTCTTTTATTCAATTTTACATTAGCAAATATACCACCAGCTAATGCTACTTTTTTTATTTTAGGATATTTTTTATGTAAATTATTAAATATTTTTAATACTTTTTCCTCAAATACTAATTGACCATTATATGCTATAATTTCTTTACCAGAGGATGTGAATTTACTACCAAATGCTTTAAACCAAAGACCATAAAAATCTTCATATATTCCGCCTGAAAGTACATCTCCATAATCTTTATCAGTTCTAGTACCAATAATGTCAATACAATTATTAAAAACATCATAATATTTATCATAAAACTTACCATGGGAAGCAGTACCTACCACTTTACCTTCATCTTTAAGTCGCCTAAAACCTAAAAACTCAGTTAACATAACATAATAATGGCCTAATGATTTATGGTTGGCGTCGATATTTCCTATATCTTCCATATTACCATCGCTACCTATAAAATATCTAGCACTATATTTTTCACCCATAGCATCCATTGATACTACTAATGTATCTTCTTTAAATCCACTACAGTAATAAGCTAAACTGCAATGTGCTCTATGGTGGTTAACTTTTATAAATTTTTCTTTGGGGAAAGGACCTAATCCTATACCATTCCAAATTTTTTCAGTAATTTTAGCAGAATAATGAGAGGTTATATAATCTAATTTATTCCAATCAAAACCTTCATTAAACCAAACATTCTGTCCTGATTCATAAGGATATCTAAATTTGTCATCATAAAAATCTTTATAAGTTTTTATTCTATTAAATCTTTCTTCTTCAAAAGCAAATTCAGGTTTACCATTTTTGAGATAAGCTAAACCACAACTATGTGTTCCCCCTGATATTCCTAATATTTTCATATTTTAAAATTTAAAAAACATTTCTTTATAGGGGTTTAAGTTTAAAGTCCACCCTAAATCATTATAAAATCCTTCTAATTTATTAAGCAGTATGGATTCAAAAATCTTCTTTCTGTCTGCATTTTGTTCAATAAATTTTTGAATTTTTTCTGGTAAATCCCACTCTAAAAATGCTATTGCATCAATTTGGTATGGGTTGGGTTTTAGATAAATCCATTTAATTTTATCACCTTGAGTTATTTGACTATGTGTTTTATTCAAACCCCAAAAATTTAATAAATCATTATATCTAATAACTGCTCTTACAGCTGCTGGTGCTCCTTTAGCTACAACTGTAAACATTTCACCTGCTCTTGCTTTTCTCTCAGTATACTTATTTAAAGTTTTTACTGAGGTGGGATTACCTAATTCTGTAAGTGGAATAGTGCCATCTAATATTTGGGTTTTAAATTCTTTTAATCTTTTATCTATTTCATCTTGTTTTGCTCCTTTCAACACATCAACTAAGGCTTTATGGAAAAACTTACCCAATACAGGGGGAAAATTTGCTTTTTTAAATTCAAGACCTTTAACATCAAGTGATTCCTTTATAATACCTTCTTGTTTAGTAATCCATTGAGCATATCTTCTAGTAGCTCTAAAGTAAGCGGCTCTAATAACACACTCAGTTTTCATTTCTAATCGATGGGTACCCTTAGCATTAAAACAATCTGTAGCTAATTCACTATAGGAATCAGTAATAATATCTTGATATTTTAAAGCAACTCCTTCTAATTTATCATCCTTATCTTCACTTGACATTTCATCAAAACTAGGATATAAATGTCTAAGTAAAGGTTCTGCATGTATATAAATTGAATCTGTATCAGAATATGCTACATAATTAGTATCTTCAGGATCACAAATCCACCAAGGAGTATCTTCTATATGTTTCATAATTCTATACCTTCTTTAATAACTTTATTAATATGTCTATTAGCAGTTAAAGCACTTTCTTGGATAATACGCTGACCACTTAATGTAATAGCTTCTGATAAAATAACATTTCCATAACGGAAACTACCAAGAGCAGTTGCACCATACAAACTATTTAGTAAAATCTTCATTGTATATTGTTTCATATGAAATGCTGCACCTAATTCTTTATTACCAGATTTATAAGCATCTTTCATTTTATTTTTATATAAAACCCTTTCATCAAACCATTTTTTAAGTATAGTTGATAGTACTGATTCACGATTTGTATTAAATAATACCCCGTTAGCAGAAACTGATAGTTCATTTTGTTCTATCATGGTTACTAACCTACCAGCATTAACTTTAGTTCTACTACGTTTAACATTTTCAACAATAAACTCTTCACTAGGATCTCTACGTTTTAAATCATTTAACCCTAAACGATTATTTCTATCATCAGCATCTATAATTCTTCCAACCATAGTTTCTTTACCAATATTAATAGTCATAATAATTGAAGGATACAGTGAAGTTAAATCTTCATCAAATACATAATTATAAATTCCAGCTTTAGGGCAAAACAAATAACCACCAGCATAATTCTTTTTTGATAAAGGGTTACGATCTTTTGCAGGGGGAACTATTTTTTTACTTAATAAATAAGCTGAAATGGCTCCATCTTGGGTTTTAGTATTAGCATATACTTCACTATAGTTATGCTTACCTTTATGTGCCAAATTTTTAACTAAAGATAAATACTCTAATTTTTCATCTAATACTTTTAAAATTTCAACATCTCTAAAGTTATATTGGATAAACTTTAAAGGATCATCATCAAATAATTTATCTAAATTCCCATCATATTCAATTTTATTTAACCCAGCATATTTTTCTCCAATAGCATCTAATTTAAATGAGGGTTCATCCTTCCAACTAAATTTCTTATGTAATCTCATATAATCTAAAGATTCAACTCCTGCAATTTGTATGTATTGATCTTTAAACCAAGGAGTTTCTCTTACATAACCAATCGGGGATAAATAACGAGCAACATCTTCTCCTAAAACATTACACATTCTATAATATAAATAGGGTATATCAAAATAGTCACTATTCCATCCTACTACAATATCAGGATCAATTTCTCTAAATTTTTCTAGAAATTTAAGTAATAATTCATCTTCAGTAGCACAGGGAATGATTTCTTTAGTTTTTGCTTTTGTTCTTTTCAAATTAGATTTTGGATCCAAAATTAAAATCGCCCACTCATCTGCTTGTTTATCATACCAAGCAATTGATGTTACCTTTTTAGGTGCTGATTTGATATAATCTTCAGTAAGAGCTTCACCCATTTCAATCTCAATATCAAAGAAAAATTCTTTTTGAGTTGTTGAAGGTTCATCATTTGTTCCATACTTTTCAACTAAGAATTTTTGGTATGGAGTCATATCATGGAAGTGAAGTTTTGAGTTATCAGATTTCCAATTACTTACCTTACGTAGAGATTCCCCATTTAGTCCTGTATGGGTTGATTGAGAGTCATCACACTCAACATAAGCTTGGTTAGTCCATTCAATTTTGCTATAACCTGTGTCTTCCCAAAGGTGAATTAAAAATTGGTTTCCCTTTTTTCTTTGTGCGAAACATTTTTTATACATCTACAACCTACTTTATAAGGGTATCCATAATATCCTGCTCTGTAAAAAATTGTGCTAAGTCTGGTCTGAAGTAATTAACTGATTTCATTACTTTATTATCTGAACTACGGTATACTACATATTTACCTTTACCATCACTTAAATAGTGACAAGGTTCCCCCTGTTGTTCAGAGCGTAATTTAACTGTTTCTTCTGCTTCTTCTAATGTTTGGCATATTTTAGACATATTACTTGCTTGTACTTCAGCATAACCATCTAATATTTTATCTTTTAAACCAAATACTAAAGCCCCATTACCTAAACCTACATAAGTAATATCAAGTAAAGCATCAAATATTTCAATTATATTTCTTTCTTTAACTGCTACTTTTAACTCATCTAGCTCTTCTTGGATAAAATCAATTACAAACTGGGCGTCTTTAGGGTTGATGGTTGGAGTGGTTCTATTTTGGTAACCTTTCCCCATAACTTCATTAAATTCCTCTACTTCATCTACGAATGGTACTTTTACTTTTTTCATAACTATTATTTATTTAAATATTATGTCCTCCGTTATTAATCTTCAGACTGTCAAAAAACTCTTTTCTTGCTAAATTATCATTATCTCTAAATACTCCCGATGCTTTAGTTGTAACCATAGCAGCACCTTGATGTTTTACACCTCTACAACTAACACAATTATGTGTTCCTACTATAGTAACGATTACACCCTTATTACCTTCAGTAATTTTACATACTGCATTATGGATGGCTGATGTTAGTTGTTCTTGGATAGCTCCTCTACGTCCAAATAATTCAACTATTCTATTTAGTTTAGATAATCCAATTACTTGACCACCCTCTCCTGCAATGTAACCAATATGAACTACCCCTCCAATTGTTTGGTGGTGGTGTGAACACATTGAAGTTAGTGGAATATTTCTTTCAATAATAATTCCATCATAACCATCACTTGGGAAGGAAGTAATAGGGGACATAGCAGTATATCTACCTGCCCATAAATCGTTTACATATGCTTTAGCTACACGTCTTGGTGTTTCCATTGAGTTTGGATCATTTCTCCAATCACACTTTAAAGCATCTAAAAATTGACCATAGGCTACTTCGGCTTCGTCAATCATTTTATCTTTTTCAGATTGTTCTAGAGGGAATCCAGGTGCAACACCATTAGCAAAACCTTCTTTTACAACTTCTAATTCTTCGTGAATTTTTCTTCGTTTGTTTTCCATTGATTATAACTTTTTATTTGATTTAATATACGAATTAATTTGGACAATTCCAAATTAAATTTTAATTTTTACATAAAAAAGGCATCTACTTCTCCTGCATTCCACCCTAATAAAGCTTCTTCATCTCTACTATTATCATTAATAACAACATAAAAAGGATCATCACCTTCAAATTTCCATAAAGTATTATTATTAAAAGGGTTATCACCCCCAGATTGTGACCCACTTGAAGCAGCTACTGGGACTGTTATAGTCCCATTAAGGGTATGTGAAGAAAACTCTACCCAATTACTACCATCCCAAGAAGAAATTGTAATAGTATTACTAGTATAAGGACTTAATACAAAATATGATCTTAACAAATACCCATAAGTATAATTTTTACTTAATTGATCTAAAGGGTGACCTACTTCATTATCTCCTCCTGAGCCATCTGCAATACTTAGAGCCCAAACTTTATTGGTACTATCAGCTATTGTATATGTAGATATGTCACTAGGGGTAGTGTTATTAGTGGTTCTTTCATATTCATCAAATCTTCTATAGACACGATCACCAGCTAAAGCACCTATTGACATATCTCCAGAACTACCCCTACCAGTCATTGCTATAGGTCCATTGGAATGGATTTGCCAATACTTACCTGTGTAATTTGGATCTGTTGGGATTTGATACTCAACTACATCCCCTTCATCTCCTTCTAAGGTTGTGACTAAATTATCATTTGTTATTTGGGAGTTAGTTAAACTAGAATATAATTTAATTTTAGTACCATCTACAAAACAATAAAATCTAACCGTTTGTGGGGTATATCTACTATAAAACCAACCCCATTCTGTACCATAATATGATACAGGACACATTACATCACCATTACCACCACCAATAAAATGAACAGGTTTATTACCTACATAACGATAACCTTGAGTAACATTAAAATCACCATTTGAAGGGGATGAGGTTGCAGAAACTTTTGTTGAGATATTACCATTAGTATCAATCTCATAAATAATAGTTCCAGCATAAGGAGCTCCCCATCTTACACTATTAAAGCTTCTCATAGCTATAAATTCGTTTAAAGCGTGCTCTTTATTATCTATAGACATATTATCTAAAGGGGAAACTGAATTAAACCACTCATTTTGTGGGGAGGGGTTATCTCCTAAAGCATCATAAACGCAAAAAGGATTAACATTTACACTTCCTGTAGTATTAATTATTGCGGCTACTGTAAAATTACTATCTGAAGCAAAGAAATTTAAGGCTGATGATATACTGTCAGCTCCTGCTCCTTCTTGATTAGCTAATCTTATAAACTCTTCATCCGTTTGAGGTGCAAAAGATAAAGGTGCTTGGGAAGCTCCTAACATTTTATAAACTATATACTTACCAGGTTCTGTAGGGGCAAATGCATTATAGTATCCTGTTGCTGAGGTTGGGCCAAGGTTTCCTTTAGCTACTCGAGCAGCAATATTTCCCTGTCTCATAGACCTTGAAGGTTTTGATGTAGCATGTTTAAGAGGTCTTCCCATAATATTTTAATTATAAATATTAAAGAGAATAGATAGCTGGTAGATTTCTTAAATATCCTTTTTCATTGTCCATCCCAAACCCAACTAACCATTCATTATCAATTTTAAAAGCGTTAAACATTTTAACGGGTGGTGTGGGTGATGATTTTCTAGTAACTAAACTAACAATAGAAATAGAAGATGGTTTTTTTACTTTTAAATAATCAATAACAACTTCCATAGTATTTCCAGTGTCATAAATATCATCTACAATGTAAACATGTTTACCTTTAATGGGGGTTTCAAGGTCTTTAGTAATTACTATATCACCTTGTTTACGATCTATATATGATTTAACACGCATAAAATCACATTCAATATCAATAGGCATAGCACGTACTAAATCAGCGTAAAACGCAAAACAACCATTAAGTAACCCAACCATTACTACAGGTGTTTTATCACCTTTATGTTCATCTGAAATCTGTTTTGCTACTATTTTTGTTTGGATATCTATATCCTTAGCATTAATTAATTCTACCATTTATATAATTTTCTAACTTATCAATCAGTACTAATACCTCATCAGGTTCCATAGTAATGGCACAACAAGTATTAACATTTTCCTTAATTTCTTCTAATATTAAAAGTGCTTCGTCTTTAGACACAACGTTCAGTTCCAAAAGCCATAATATGAGCACGACCTGTAAATTTATAACCTTTATCTCTACACATATCCATTACTATTGGGTAAGATTCAAATAATGCTGGTTTATCATCTCCAGCAGGCATACACCATGTTTTTGCTTTAAGATATTGAGCAATTGTTCCTTTATCAAAAGCTTCATCTCCAAATTCACTAGCACCAAACTCTTTTTCAGCTAAAGCATCTACTAAAGTTTCCATAAAACTTTCTACTTCAGGTAAAACTGCTAAATCTTTATCTATAACAGGTTTAATATGAAAATCATTATGATATGCAATTGAATCTGAAATAGCATTAACATTTAATCGTAAACGGTTATGGGTTTTGATCATTTTTTCATCTACAACTTTTCCATTTGGGGTTAATGTTCCTACAACAGGTACACTGTTCTTAAATTTAGGAGAAATAGATAATAAATCAATTGGGTAATCTGTTTTCAAGAAATGAGAACCTTCAGTTTCAATAGTAATAAAAATACCTCGATCATGTGCAAAGTGAGTTAATTCATTAACTAATTTAGGATGCATAGTAGGAGAACCCCCAGTAAGCATCATCTCTGTAATATGTGGGTTATCATCATACATTTTAATAATATCATTAAAAGTAAATGTACCTTTTTCTGGGTGGATTGATGTATACCAACTATCACACCATCCTCCTTCACCAAAATAACATCGATGAGTACAGCCTGTTGTTCTAACTACAATAGTGGGGTAACCTTGACGGCTACCCTCACTTTGAACTGCGGTGTAAACTTCTAATACTGGGAGGGTTTTGTTGTAATCTTCTATTCGTTTTAACATATAATTTTTTTAAGTGGTTTTCTATTCACTGTAATATGCAGCATTTTTTCCATGCTCCATAAATTTAACTTTTATTACTCTTACTCTACCTTCAGTTTCTTCAAACACAAAAGTATTAAGCTTGTTATAAATATACTCTGCAAATTTTTCTGCACCTGTAGCTTCAATCATTCTTAACTGAATTACACCTAGCTTATCCATTGTTTGAAATCCTTTAATACCAGGATCATCTTCAGCTACTATTACAGTATGATCAAACATATAATCCATCCATTCTTTAGGAGATTTTCCATCAATTTGAGTTTTAGCTCTTTTCATTCCACCAAAGTCCCAAACCCAATTTCTATGATCTAATTCTCCTTCAAAATAAACTTTAAAAGAAATACCATAACCATGTAAAAATCTACAGTGTGTGTCTTCTGCTTTCCATTGGCGGAATACTGTACTAAACCCGTCAAATACTTTGCTTGATTGAAATTTACCCATTATAAAATTCTAAAATTTGTTGTTCTGACATCCCTCCTACATTTCTTTTTATTTCGTTTCCTTGTAGATCCGTTAAAATCATAGTAGGTATGCTTTTTACACTATACTTTTGAGATAAAGTAGCATCATAATCTATGTTTACTTTTTTAACTTTAATTTGTCCTTTTTTTTCCATCTGTTCTACTAATGGAGACATTGCTTTACAAGGTCCACACCAGGGTGCTGAAAAATATAAAATTCCTTTGTTCATTTTATTTGTTTTTTAAATTATACTAATTCTTCGATTATACCTATTACTTCACTCAATATAAGAAAAGCTGTTGCCCAACCCAAGCTAAAGGGAATAAAACAATAACCTAAAATCCTTATACCAGATTTAATAAAACTAATTTTTTGGTGTAGGTAAGCATCAGGTAATTCTTTAATATTAGCTCCTGCTAATTGTTTAACAATTTTATCTACTTCTTTATCTAGTTTTGGATCATTATGGGGCAGAGTTGTAAATATCTCCCCTCCCTTTTTAGCGTTCATAATTTCTCTATCACTCATATTATTTAACTTTTAATTGTTCTTTTTCGTATTCTGAAAGAACTTGTTCAACATATATTTTTGCTGTTTCATAACCAACGGGACCTGTTTCATCTGCATATTGTACAGGATCGGGTCTATCTAATTTAATAAATGCTTCAATACGTTCTACGGATGATGCTGATTTATAATCAGACCAACCTTCAGGAGTTGGCTTATATGAAGTATTAGTTCTAGCATAAACTTCATCAAAATCAATACCTAACTTCCCACATAATATTTCTCCATCCTGGAGGATAGTAAACTTATCTCCTTTAAGATAAGGGGTATAATAACTTACTCTCTCATGATCCCAATTCCCCATTCTAAAGGCATTATCATCTGCATCTCTAAATTCTTGTCTGCAATCAGGGTAAATATCATGATCTCCAGAATGAATTCCTAAAGCTATTACTGTTGGTTCTTCTGTTTTATTTGCTACTGATAAAGCTACAGCTTGAGTTATTGAAGAAAATATTTTATTTCTGTTAGGCACTACAGTTGCTTTCATGTTTTCAGCTGCATAATGCCCTTCTGGTACTTCTTCACCACCTTCAACTAATGCTGAGTCTAATAAATCAACCAATCCATCTAATTTAATTACTTGATAATTGATTTTACACCCACCATAACAATTATTTTCAGTACATTGTCGGTTTAGATAATCAACTAAAGCTCTTGCTCTTTTAAGTTCAACCTTATGTTTTTGCCCATAATCAAAAGATAAAGCTGTTACAGTTTCAAATTTATCAAGACATCTTAGTAATAATGTGCTTGAATCCATACCACCTGAAAGTGATACTACTGCGTGTTTTGGTTTTTCAAAACCAGAAAGTTCTAATTGTTTCATTTTATTTATTTTATTATTTGCCAGGTATTATACGTATAGGCTAACGCTTTTATCTTACTAAACTATAAATAGGATCTTGTCTTTTTACTGTTATAATGTCTGAACCTACTTTACATTTTCCACCTTGCTTTAAAATTTTTCTTACTATGATTTCTTCATTTTCAGACCAACTTTCACTTAAAGTAATTAATTCTTCTTTAGTAGTAGGTTCTCCATTTAATTGGATATTTTCTAACCCTCTTATTGTTTGTTTTTTTAATGTCATATTATTATTCTTCTACAAATTTTGGTTCACTATAATCATCAATTGGTTTATCTCTTACTAAGTCCCAATCTGCATTATCTATGATTTCTTGTTGGAGATCTTCATTACCTGTTTTCCACTGTGCTAATTCTTCTTCTGTTAGCACATATTCTTCCCATCTGTAATTTGCGTAATTTACATTTCTTGTTAACTTTGCCATATTATTCTACTACAAATTCATTATTAAAGATTTTTGCTATTTCAAAATATTCATCTAAAAATTCTCGAGTATATAAAAATACTTCTGTATTATTAAATTCTAATAACCTTTTTTCGTAAGGTTGGTTTCTAAGTTGTGCATAGGTATTAACTTTTAACCCTGTCCCATTTTTATCTGCATGACCTTGATAGTCATATAAACTAAGCATTTCCATATTATATATTATTTATTTGTTTAAACATTTTTAAATTATTTTCTAGTAAATCATAATCTATTTGATCATCTAACATAAAAAAATAATCATTCATGTTAGCCTTAGGTTTATGATTTAATCCTGAAAGGTTGTATTTTGTATTTTCTATAGAGGCCATTACGGGGTTAGAAGTATCAATAGATTCAATACAATTAATTCCATTATACCACCCAAATTCTTGAGGCACAGCACAGCCTAATAAATGGATTCTATCATCTTGTTTTATTTCTCCAGTCTTTATTAAGGTTGAAATGACAAATAATCTTCCTAATGCTTTACCTAAGTCTTTATTAGGATGAGTGCATATATCATTATAATAAGAAGCACCATAAGAAAAACAAATTTTTCCGTACCCTAGGTTTTTATAAGCTTTAACACATTGAGCAGCCTCATGTAATGTTGTTGCCTGTACAACTACTACTTTTTCAACCCCTTCAGGAAAGTCATAAAGGTTCCATATTTCAGCATTTTGGATAGATTCTTCAGCATTTTCCCAAACATCTGGAATTATAAATTCATTAGGTTCTAATTCGTTAATCCAATATATAAGACGTTCATGGGTGTAAGCTTCACCTAACTCATGGAGTGAGTTATCCATTATAATGTAACGTCCTTCTTTTTTTGCTTTTCTAAAATATTTTTCATATGCCGGTTCTTCATCTAATAGATGGGGGAGACAATAATCATAATCATTAAATTTTTGACTATCATCTAACAAGCAAAGAGGAGTTTCATGACTTACTTTAATCTTCATTATTGTTATAGGTTTTATATTTGTATTTAATATACGCTAAGACAGGAGTAAATCCAAGCCCACTTAAAATAAATGTGAAAATATTTGGGTGCCAATGCTCACCACAAATTCCTAAAGCATGTTTAATAAATTCTACCATTAATAGTATTTTTTACAATAATTATATAAACTTTCTAAATTTTTATCAAATTTAGATATTAAATCTTTAAATTCTTCTTTTTGTATTTTGAAGTTTTTACAGAATAAAGTAACAATTTTTTCTAATTTTTCATTTTCATCCTTATAAGCATCTTCTATAAGTTTATTGTAACGTTTTCTGGCACGTAATTCAATCTCCATATAAAGATAATCTAGTTCTGGTTCTCTTCCTTGATAATTTTTTATAAATTCTTCTTGTTCATCTTTCATCCAATGTAATTCCCATTCAGCTTGTTGGAAAAATGGAGAATATTTAAAATCTCCATTTTGAATTTTTTGAAGTAGAGGATATTTAGAGGGTAAAGGTTTATGAGTTTTATACCTTCTCCACCAATAAAAGGGTAAAGCTCTTCTCCCACTAGGTTTTTTAGGTACCTTTTTAAGCATAATTTTAATTGATTTAGGTTCGCACCTCATTTACCTGGTAAATATACAAAAGGGGGATGGCTAAGCCAACCCCCTACGCGGAAATCTTTAATTTATTTTTAATATTTTATAGTAAGATCATCATTACGATCATCTTTTTTTTTTAAATTTTGTAATTTTTTTTCTAGAGTTTTCCACCCTTTACTCCCATATTTTCTATTTTTAGAAGTTGATGATAGCTGTTCCTCTAAATTTTCTTTACTTAAGGGCTCATCATAGTAATGGTCTCCATCATTCCCATTTTGACCTATTATATTCATTCTCCTTTCAGCTGCTTCCCATTCATCTTCGTCTTGTAGATTTTCTATAGGGTCTTTATCTTCAATTATTACCTTCTCACCGTAAAGGTTTTTTTTTGTTTTAGGCCTTAATTTTTCAAAGGCATAATTAGCTGCAATTACTAAAGCAATAGCTAATGGATCAAACACAAATATAATAGTTAATAAAAGGTAATTAATAATTTGGTCCATAGGAATCCCAGTTAACCCTGATAGGTATTTAAGTGGGCCTAGTTCTCCTGCTATATCATTATTAACTGATACTTCTACTATTTCAGTTTCATAATTAAATAATTGCTCATTTAAAGTATCTACCTTAGAATTAATTTTATTTTGACGTTCAATAGCTTGGTCTAGTTGTTTTTCTAATGATTGACGTGTTGCCCTAGAGGTTGTAGTTATTAATACGCCTTCAGCGTTTGTATATTGTATTTTATTGTTAGATAAACCCGTACGTAAATCAGCTACGGCACTATTAATAGTGCTTTTTTCGTCATTATACACCGCTAACTGTTCCCTAATATTATCTCTTTTGGTTTCAATTAATGCAATTTGGGAATCTACACTTCCGGCTTTAGCTGATGTTTCCTGGTATGCTGCAGATAAAAACCCATAAATACCCATACTAGTAATTAATATTAATACAAAACAAGCTATTGATAAATAAAATTTTAATAAAATTGGAAGAGTTTTTCTATATTGATAGAGTAAAGAAGCAATAACTAACTTAGCAACTTCTAAAGAAGCTGCCATTACTATAACAGCAAATGCTGCTCCTGCAAACAACTTACTGAGACCACTAACAGAATAGAAAGCAGCAGAAGCACTAACAGATAGTGCTGATAGTGCAATTATGAAAGGAAATATTCTTTCTTGGATTTTCTTAAGCATATTTTTAAGTTTTAGTTTCTAAAACCCTTATGCTTATCTATTCGGTCTAATATTTTATTTAGTTCTTCTACTTTTATTAAACCAGCCATAGATGCATTTTTTAGGGCACTTATTAACTGTAATATCATGAATGGTACGATTGTTACTTCAGAAAGCCAACCTACTCCTGTAAATCCTTTTTCAACCATTAATATTACAGTTAGTATAGCTAACCATACAGCTGTATTTCTTGTTATTCTTAAAGCTTTATAAGTTTTAAATCCTTCTCTCTTGATTCCCGCCCATATACCAAAAACACCATCTAACCATAACACAGCTGCTACTGCTAAGTACTGTTCCATGTTATCCATTGATAAGTTTAAAAAATAGGTACATAAATATGTACAAAATGATGTTATTCCCACTATAGTTAATTTTGTTGTCATTGTTAAATTAATTTTTTATTTTCCACCTCTTGAATCATTTGAAAATGAATTTTTGCAATTCTATCTCTTCCTTCTTCACTTAATAAGTACTTATGACAGTTATCATAGTTAGTCATGAAGAAATTTTCACTTAATATGGCAGGCATTACAGTTTTAGATAAAACCCAAAAATTAGATTCTTTATCTGCATCACCATCTGAGTAGGTATCTTTTCTAATATATTCACCTTCAAATTCAGTTTCTGCTTTTTTATATAACACACTTGCAATTTTATCTGATTTCGTTTCACCTATTGATGTATAACATGACCAACCATTTGCTGATTCATCACTAAATCCATTTGCATGTATAGAAACATAAATGCTTTTACCATCTTTGTCTGCTCGCTTTCTATGTAAGTCATTTGCTCTATCTGTACGTTCAGATAACGGTATATCTTCTTGAGTATCGACTAAATTAACGCATTCAATACCAGCTTCTGCGCATAATTTCATTAATCTTTCAACAATAGCTCTATTGAATTCACCTTCAAATAATTGAGTTCCATCATCCCAAATTGGAGATCTTTTGCCTGATGTTTGATAAACTCCATCAATTATTCCCCCATGACCATTATCAAAAATCCAAAGATAATTTGATTTTGGTGTAGGGCAATTTGGGGTTACTGACATATCATATTCAGTACCGCATGAAGGACATTTTATGATTTTTTTCATCTGCTACTTACGGGTGGTTTTTTAGAAAATATTTTAGTAGCTCCATCTATCCCAAAACTCCCCAAAGTTACAATTAAGAAAGAATTAAAAATTGTATCACTAATTATTAATTCCTTTCCCCAAACTCCAGTTATTATATCTATAAGGGCGAATATTCCCATCATAGCAAATGATAAAAAACCTATAATTGTTTTTTCATTATATGTGTTATCATCTTTAAATATATCTTTAAAAGCCATTATTTTTGTTTTAATAAAATTCATGAAAACTGTTAATTGAGAAATATAACTTGTTTGATGATAAATATAAAAAAAGAGGTGTTAATACACCTCTCTTTTAAACTTTAATAAATTATTTTTATTATGATTTAAATAACTTTAAAATCCAATTTTTAAATAAATCCCAATTTCGTGTAGCGAATACACCAAATGCGACTCCTGCGTAAACTTTGTATCCAAAGGTCCAAAGTACTAATCCTACGATTAATCCTAAAATTCCTTCGATTCCATTTCCTACTATCCAACCTTTAACTGAGTTAAAGATTCTCTTAAACCAATTAACTTTTACTGGTTTTTCCGCTACCTTTTTTACTGCTGGTTTTTTTGCTTTTCTAGCCATGTTTATTTAATTTATGATTAATGTGATTATACATATCGTTAATTATTGTTTCCATGCATATAACATCATTATATTACACTCCTTATGAATGTGTTCTAATGCTATAGAAAAACCATTTGTTGAAAACTTATCCATTATGTAAAGTAATTTACTAGTATTATGAGAGTGAAAATCAAAACCATGTGTCCACATATTACCATCTCCTAACCAATTTAAATGAATTTCTATAGCCCATTTTTTAACTTTATTTAGAGTTGAATCTTTCATGTTTATTAAAACTGGGTATTCTGCCCATTCAATATCCATTTTAACAAAATCAACACATTTAAGATTGTTATCTTTTATAATTCCTTCTATACTATATAAATTTTTACCATTATGTTTATCAGATACTTCCCCTAAAAATGTTTTAATTTCTGGGGTTGATTTAGTATTTTCTACTAAGCATTTATAAGTTTCAGGATTAATTTCTATACTATACACTTTAGATGCACCTCTTGTTAAAGCATAATGAGAAAACATTCCAACAAAAGCACCTAAATCTATACAAACGTCACCACCTTGAACCTTTGCACCATGTCTATTATATTCATTACCATGGAATATTTCTTTATAGAAATCATCAACGACTCCTTCTTCAGATTTTGGGTATTTAAATAACTCTTTTTTCATTTATATACAATTTTCTCGTTAACCATCACAAGAAACACAATCAGCCATACGAGATCCTAAATCTCCTTTAATTACTGAATCAGTTCTTAAATAATAGAATGTTTTAATCCCTAACTTCCACCCTTCTAAGTGTACTTGATTAATCCATTTTGGGGAATCATTAACATCAAACGATAAATTTAAAGATTGTGTTTGATCTATATATCTCTGTCTAATGGCTGCTTGTCTAACTAATTCTAATTGATTTACCTCTGGGAATGTTAAGAATAATTCTTTTTCATCTGGGGTCAAAACAGTATCAGGTAAATTCATTACAGACCCCCCATCAACTAACATTTGGTCCCACCATTCATCTTTATCTTCACCTTTTTCTTTTAGTAATGCTTGTAGTACTTTATTTTTTCTAATAAATGTACCTTTAGCTCCATTAAAAGTATAAATATTTGCTGGTAGTGGTTCAATACCCGCACTAATACCCCCTACAATAACTGAATTAGATACTGTTGGAGCAACTGCTAATAAATGGGTATTTCTCATACCCGTACCCCTACACCATAAAGGTTCACCATATTCTTTAGCTAAATCCATAGATGCTTTTTCAGCTTTTCCTCTAATATCACTAAAAATTGTATGAGTCCAAGCAGTTGAAGCAATTGAATTAAATGG